TTGCCGCTGCTTGCGAAGTTCGGGGTGATTTCGATACTGGTGAACAGCTTTTCGCCCTGGTCGTTGAGGCACAGCAGCTTGTCGTTGGGCTTGAGCTGCGCTTCCAATGCGACCTGACCGGGCTCCAGGCCTTCGGCGTCTTCAACCAGACGCACCGCAAAGACGGTCCCGTGAGAACCGAACCAGCGATCGTGCTCACACCAGATCACGGCCGTGTATTTGGCTGGGTTGTAGGTCTCAGCGATATCGCGCAGTTCCTGGGGAAGGATTTCACGACCGTCAGCGGTGGTGCCGCTGGTGGCGACACGTTTCCAGAACGAAACAAGGGAACGGGGCATGGGCAATAACTGCGCTCAATCGGTGATTTGAGCTGCCACGATAGGCACCGGCCGAGCACCAAACAAACGGTTCACTTTTGCTCTGGTCCTATTTCGCAGATATAGGAGGAACACGGATTTTAACCCCGCGTTTGCCGCGTTTTCGCCGCATAGACTGCGGCCATGCCCTACGCCCCCGAACTAAAAGAAGCCGCCAAACGCCTTTATTTGCGCCGCTGCAAGCCGCGTGAAATTCAGGCGCAATTGTCCCTGCCCAACATCCGGATCATTTACTACTGGATCCGCCAGGGTGAGTGGGACGACATGCTGTCGGATGAAGAACCGCTGACCGCCGTCGGACGCCGGATCACCCTCCTCCTGGATAAAGCCACGTCGCTGACCAAAGGCGACCTGGACGAACTCGATCGACTGACCACCATTCGCGATCGGCTATTGAAGCAATCCGTCAAACCGGTACCGGCGCCGATCGGTGATCCGCCGGCGGACGATGGCCAGCGACGTGAAGGACAACGCAGCGAGCGTCGAGAGCGAGGCGACCGCTCCGAAAAAGGCGGCAAGAAACGCGATAAGAAAGCCAAAAACGAAGTCGGCGAACTGACCGAAGTCGACTTTCTCGACAAGTTCATCAGCAAAATGTACGGCTACCAAAAGGAGCTGTTTGCCGCCAAACAGAATCCACTGACGAGTCGGATCCGCAACATCCTCAAAAGCCGCCAAGTGGGTCTGACTTACTACTTCGCCGGCGAAGCGTTCATGGACGCCGTGCTGACCGGTGACAACCAGATTTTTCTGTCGGCCAGCCGCGCCCAGTCCGAGATTTTCCGTAGCTACATTGTGTCGTTCGCCCAGGAATGGTTCGGCCTGGAGCTGACTGGCAACCCTATCGTGTTGAGCAAAGACGGCAAGCCATGGGCCGAGCTGCGGTTTCTCAGTACCAACAGCAGCACCGCCCAGGGTCACCATGGCCACGTCTACGTTGACGAATATTTCTGGATCCGCGACTTCGAAAAACTGAACACCGTCGCCAGCGCCATGGCCACGCACAAGAAGTGGCGCAAGACTTACTTTTCAACGCCCAGCGCCGTATCGCACCAGGCCTATCCGTTCTGGACTGGCGAGAAATTCCGCAACAGCAAACGTAAGAACGCCAAGGATCCGTGGCCCAGTGAAGCGCAAGCGGCGGCGGGTTCGCTGTGTCCGGACGGGCAATGGCGCAAGATCATCACGATCCTCGACGCCATCACCGGCGGCTGTGATCTGTTCGACCTCGAGCAGCTGCAGCTGGAGTACGACGAAGACAAATTTCAGCAGCTGTTCATGTGCAAGTTCATCGACAGCACACAGAGCGCCTTTTCCCTGGCCGACCTGGAACGCTGCTACTCCGACCAGTCGTTGTGGACCGACTACGACCCCGACGACCCGCGTCCGTTTGGCAACAGCCCCGTCTGGATCGGCTACGACCCGAGCCGCACCCGCGACGATGCCAGTTGTGTGGTCATCGCCCCACCGCTCGAGAACGGCGGCAAGTTCCGGATTCTGGAAAAGCACAGCTGGCGTGGGCAGTCGTTCAAGTACCAGGCCGAGCAGGTCAAGAAACTCACCGAGCGCTTCAACGTGCAGCACATTGGCATCGACACCACCGGCATCGGCTACGGCGTGTTCGACCTGGTGCGCGACTTCTACCCGCGTGCGACCTCGATCCACTACAGCCTTGAGACCAAAAACACCCTGGTACTCAAGGCGCAAGACACCATCCAAGGCAGCCGCATCGAGTGGGACGCCGGCTGGAACGATATCGCTCAGGCCTTCTTGACGATCAAGCGCGGCACCACCGGCGGCGGTCAAGTGACCTACAGCGCATCGCGCACCGACGCCTCCGGCCACGCCGACATTGCCTGGGCGATCATGCACGCCCTCGCCCATGAACCCCTCAACACCAATAAACAGCGGCGCAGCCGCTACACCTTCAGCGGATCAAGCACCCATGGGCAAACCAGCAAAAAATCAGCAGCAACCACCGGCAACCGGTCCGATGCGGGCCTTTTCATTCGGTGCGCCGGAACAGGTATTGAGCGAAAACATCGGGCATTACCTGGGCGTGTTCGCCACCCACGACGGGCGAACCTACACGCCGCCAGTGTCACGCCAAGGCTTGGCCAAACTGCTGCGCGCCAACGCGCACCACGGCGCCATTCCCGGCTTCAAACGCAACTTGTTGCTGCGTGAATTCGTATCGTCGAAAGGCTGCTCGATCAAAACCATGAGCTGTGCAGCGCTGGATTTTATGGTGTTCGGCGAGGCGTATTTCCGTCGCAACCGCAATGCCTTCGGCCAGGTGCTCGAGATGGATCACCTACCAGCGATCAACATGCGGGTAAAGGTTGGCGGCGGGTTTGTGATGCTGCAGAAAGACGGCAAAGAGCTGGAGTTCAGCGAAGACGAGGTTGAGCACGTCATGAACTATGACGTGGAACAAAACATCTACGGCGTGCCCGAGTACCTGGGCGGCATGCAAGCGCTGCTGCTCAACGAAGCCGCGACCCTCTTTCGCCGGCGCTACTACAGCAACGGCGCGCACGCAGGCTACATCTTCTACACCAACGACCCGAACCTGACCGAGGAAGACGAAGTATCGCTGCGCGATCAGATCAGTGCGAGCAAGGGTGTGGGTAACTTTCGATCGCTCTTCGTGAACATCCCGGGCGGTACCGAGAAAGCGATTCAGATCATTCCGGTGGGTGACTTCCAGGCCAAGGACGAGCTGGAAAAGGTCAAGAACATCACGCGTAACGACGTGATCGCCGCGTGGCGGATGAACCCCGCGTTGGCGGGCATCATTCCGGAAAACAACGCCGGCTTTGGCGATATCGAAAAGATCGATCGCGTGTACACCAGCAACGAGATTCGCCCGATCTGCCAGCTGTTCAATCAGCTGAATGACTCGTTGAGGTCAGATCGATGGATTGGCTGGAGGAAAGCCTCGGCAGGCGAGGAATCCCGTTGATATAAGGGGTAGGAAATAAGAAAAGCACTACTTGCTGTGGCAAAATAGTGCCTTATATGGAACCTTGGGGAAGGGGCGTTATGCGGGTGTATTGCAAAGAGTGTGGCAGTAAAGGGCGAATCGCTTCGCGAGATGATCTTTCGAAAGAGTTTGCCAAGCTTTACTGCCAATGTGGTGACGCTGCGTGCGGTCATACGTGGGTAGCTAATCTCACTTTTTCTCACACATTGAGCCCCTCTGCCCAATCGTGTGATCGCCTGGTGTTTGATCGGCTTCGCGACCTTACCCGCGCCCAACAACGCGAGCTATTCGATCAGTTGGGTACTCAGCTCGCCCTATAGTTTTTTTAACTTAATCTCAAACTCGCTGAAATGTTTTATTACATCAGCACTAATTTCTAAATAGCCATTTCTAGCGCGCTCAGACAGCTGAAGCTCTGAGGCTGACGCACCCATCAAAAATATGAGCTTATTTCCGAGACTATGCGCCTCATCGATCAGCTCTGTTTTTTTTGGTCCGGCGTCCATCATTGTAAAACTTCCTGTTTGGCGGGTCTCGATGGGCCGAAGTTTAGTTAGTGGCTTTTTGAATCGTCAAGCGCTTTTTTTAATTCTTGTAAAACTTTCAGAATAGGTCATTTTATTTTTATGGGGAGCTACTGGCAGACGAAAATTCGCGACCTTCTCCCGTGCCTGCTAGGGCTCAGGGTGTGTTCGGTTATGCTTTTGCGGTTTCATGAGAGACAGTACAAAAGCACTAACTCCGATTTTAACTTGTTCGAACACTCATGAACTCTCGATGCATTTAACACAATAACGTTAAAGCGTTAATGCACTAATACCGCAAGGCGCCACAACGCTAAGTATAATGATATTGCACGAAGCCAGGCACGCTGAAAATCCTGAACAAATGGATACCAACTACTGCAATATATTAATAATTCGACCTTCCAGCATTGACACATCGGACTTGTAAAAAAGGCGCCTATAAGGCGCCCTTTACGTTCAGGATATGGGAATGTTAACGGCTAAGTGTTTCGCACCTCAGCACACCAAACCGTCAATTTTGATCACGCCGTAGCGTCGGCGGCCGTCAGCGGTTTCGAAAGCAGCAACGACCTGGCCACCAGGCAGCGGGATTTGTACCAGGCCATTGCCGGTTTCGTGTTGAAGCAGTCGAGTCGCCTCTACTAAGTGGAAATCAGTCGGCAACTCCAGTTGCTGGCGAGCCTTTTGCTCTTGGTCGTCCGAAACGGCAATGAATTGTCTGTCGATCAGCATAGGGATACATCCTGTGATTCCAAAGGTTTGGCGAGCAACTGCGCGACTACAGCGGCATCGCGATCAGATAAATCACCCAAGGCTTGCGCCATGCCTGCCAGGCTTTCTAGGCGCTCTCGGGCGTCGGGTGTTTTGTGAACCAGGTAGCCAATCAACGCCGCACCGATCACGGCGACGGCCAACATTGGACGTTGTGTGTTAATGGTGCTGCGGTGCTGCTCTGGCTGTGTGATAGCCTTGTGGCCGCTGCTGCTCGGGTGCTGTGCTTGCATGGTGTTGCTCCTCTTGTGGTGGCTGGTGTCGGGGAGGTGCGAACTCCTCGACACCGTCTCTCTCACGCTTGCCGCAATCGGCTCGCCGTAAATACAGGGCGCTGTTCACAGCGCACTTCAAACAATCCCAAGTCATCACCGTCGACGTCCTGCATGTGCACGACGGTGATAAACGTCGGGGCGTCTTCTGGGTGATCCCTCCAGTGTGCAGCGGCCGCCAGTTCGGCCAGGTCTTCGGCTGTGCGCTGAGCCACGTAATCGGACGGAAGCGGCAATTGACCGGGCAGCGTGTTAGCGCGGTAGCGAAGAATCATTGCGACTCCCTCCTCAAGCCTGGCGCACTAGGTGCACCACGAAATCAGATGGGATACCCGAGTGAATGCCCCGCGCTTTCAGCTCCATAACGGCTTGAATCTGGAACCGGGTGCAGTCGTCTGCCAGGAATTGCTTGTCACCGGCCACGGCCTGATCGGCGATCAGTTTGATGAAGAACGGGGTTGTGCAGTGTTCACCGACGATAATCGGCGCCTCGATCCCCTGGCCTTTCAATTCGGCTTGGATGGCTCGCAATCGGGTGGTTTTTCCGGAGAGTTGGTCGCCGGTGATGATTTGTACTTGCATGGTGTTGCTCCCTTTTTTTGCTGGTTCAATCGGGCTCCGCGCCCGAAAAAATACCGCGTGTGCCCGGGCGTACCCCGGAACATCCAGAACGACTAAAAGTTGAAGATGACGAGCCCGCTGTTTACGGGGCTTTCAGCGTGATTACTGCTATCAACCCCGAGCCGGAACATCGCAGAACGGGATTTTCTGGAAATCCGCTGTAGGCCTTGATCCACAAGGGCTGGCGAGGTATTCCGGAAAATGGCCTTGGTGGAACACTTGCGGAACAGGGAACGGAAAGATGTTCCGGTGTGATCCAGCGTGTTCCGGTCTTGATTGATGGGATGGTGTTGTTTATCTATATGTTTTTTATAGATATTTTCCTTATAGATATTTATGTTCCAGATGTTCCGGCCACAGAGCGGCCATACACGCATTCCTTCAAAAACACTGGATTGCCCCCCTACACGCCTTTTTATCCACAGGACGTTCATCAGGATTTGTTCCCCTTCCGGAACAGCCAGCAGTTGAGTGAGCGCTTCTCGATGACCGAGCGAACTTTCCGAGTCTCGACAAAGGTGTGTGAGGTGCTGAGCGGCAGCGCGCGGTGCAGCTGCGTCGCGTGAATGACTTCCTGGCCTGCGAGGCGACAGGCGTTGTGGAAGTGCTCGATGTTGATAGCAATCAGGTCTTTGTCAGCACTGTGATTGAGCGTTTCCTGAGTGACTTCACGATCGCCAGCTTCATCGCTGATCGAAACCACTCTTTCATTGAGGTAGTGATAGATCTGCCAAAAGCGTCCGGCCGTTGGGTTCTCGGTACTGACGCGTTGTTGCCGATCGATGGCGCGACGTTCGATGTGCTTGATGACCTGTTCCAAGGCGTCGTCTCCCCAGTCGGGAAACAGTCCCTGAGTGGCCTTTGCGGCAGCCATCATCTGCGCATGACAGAGAACTATCCGTTGATGCTGAATCACCGGGTTCGCCTGCAGACGTTGCTCATACATTGGGAACGCATCGAAATAGCGCTGCAGCCAGGCTGATTCCTGTCCGAGGCAATGCCCCAGGTAGCCCGACAGCTGTTCGACAGGAAAACCGTTCAAGCGGGTGGCCAGCGCCTTCAAGGCCGGGGTGTGGTGTGCCCGCGTTGCATGAAGGTGTCCGATCCGGGTCAGGATTGCTTCTGAACCCTCAACACTGGCGTTTTGCGAAATGCACAGCGCGGCCAAAAAAATCAAACTATCAGTGTCATTGCTCGAGGACTTCACCCCCACCGTGCGAAGCGTGGCGTTGTGATCAAACAGCGGTTTCCACTTTTCCCAGTTGTACTGGCTGATAACGGTTCGTCCCTGGGCGTCAACGCTCTGACTGTCGGACTCGATCAATACCACCGGAAAGTTGCTGACTTGGGACAGTGCACGGGTCAGACCGATGGCACTGGCGCCGTCGCTGTTGGGTTTGATGCCTTCATAGTTGGAACGCCCGAGCAAGCGCCACAGGAAGCGCAGCAAGCTGGATTTACCTGCACCTGCGTCCCCCGTCAGCTCTAGGAATAACCAGGACTCTTGCTTGCTGCGGATCTGCTGGACGAACAGCGTAGCGGTCCACCACGACAACACGGCGAGCCCGTTCAAGTGATGGACTGCAAAGAAGTCAGAAAACCAGCTCGGATCGAAATCCGAACCACGAGTGATGGCCAGGCTATTGAGCGAGGTTTTCAGGCCCGCTTTCCCAATTTCCAGGTAGCCGTGGTTGTTGGCCATGTACTCACGCCCCTTGTGATACCCAAACTTCTGGTAGCAGTAGGTTTTGCTGGTAGCGTCATAGCCGACGAAGGGCAGCGATCGGACGGTGAGAGCGTTATCCAGCCACTTGCTGCGCAGCATGGCCAATACCTTTTCCCCGCCTTCGAAGTTGCCGCCGGGGGTGCGCTCCAGCAGCGATTTGGCGAAGCTCCGTGGATCACCGATAGAGTTCGGCGCCAACGGCTCCTTGCAGTTCTGCGCTGCGTTAGGGAAGTTGAATTGGAAGAAAAACTGCTGGTCACCGCTGATCGCATCACGCTGGATGTATTCGAACTGCGGAACGCAGTTGGCCACCTGCTTGATGTCGCAGTATTTGTAAAACAGCTGTTCGCGAGGGACCGCCTCTTCATCCTCCCGCGGCTTGTTCAGATCGGAATTTACCTTGGCGGAGTACAGCCGTTCGCCGAAGTCCAGCAGGAAGAAGTTGAGCGGTTTTTTCTTGTGAAGCAGGTAAGCCTTTTTTGCAGGACTCTCGGCAACAAAGATCCGCCCCTGGTAATTGGCTTCCTGCATAAATTGATCATTCAGTTGACCGTCGCGATACACGTCGTCCCAATCGCGGTCGTTGCCGGCAAGGGCGACCCATGCCAGTTCATCACGGGCAAGCAACTGGCTTCGGTACTTCGGAATAACTGAGTGGCCAGCCGCGTCATCGTCTAAGGCGATGATCCAGCGCACTTTCAGACCTTTGTGTGCCTCGACAATGTCCCAGGGGAAGTTGTTGGCTGAGATAGACGCAACGGCCTTGTAGCCGGCCAGGAACAAAGCGATCGCATGGAAGATGCCCTCAACAACATAGACGGTGTCCCCTTGCTCGATAGACATACCTGGGGGAACCCAAGCGCCACCCTTGTAGGACATTTTGTACTTGATGCCGGCTTTGTCCCCGCCATTGGCAGTGACCATTGTCGCGTCAATGATTCGTTCCCAGTAGCCGTCGCAGAGCGGGAAGCGGACGGTGTCTGCCCACTGGTCATCTTTCATTTTGCGTCGGCTCTGTTCGTACCAGCCTTTCATCTTGCTGATATCGAAACCGCGATTACGCTGTAGGTAAGCGTCGGCCGTAGCATTCGGATTTGTCTCGGTACGCGGAAACCGCTCACTGAGATTTTCGAACAGATGGCTGTAACGTTCCCGAGTCTTTTCTTCGAACTGGCACTGATTCAGGCGGTTGCACTTGAGCTGGTATGGCTGCTTGCGGGCAATGTACAGCGTGCGTTCGCTACAACCTGGGCAGATTCCCTTTTGGAAGTAGGTACTGCCAATGTCCTTGAAGTCCAGCTCGTGGTCATGCTCTAACGCGGCGACCACTTCCAGGCGATAAATATCTTCGAATTGCATTTCCTGGCCCCTTACTGCTCGCCAGTCTTGCTCTTACTTTTCCCACCCCGAACGCGCTCGGCTTGCTCAGTCGCCTCCATAGCCAGGTAAACCATATTGATGAAGACAGTACCTTTCTTTTGGCCTGGCTCCTTCTCCCTGACCAGAATCATTCCTTGGTCTATTTTGTGACGCACAGAGCGCTCCGAGAGCCCAGCACGACGCGCAAACTCATCTGGGGTCACGTATGGCGTGTCGATTACAACCTGCATTTGGTATTCTCCGTGGGTATATATTCTGAAAAGGTTCCAGATATGGAACTATCTTGGTTCCATGCATGGAACTTGTCAAGGGAGACATCGTGGAAATTCCAGCGAAGCTGAAGGCGATTAGGGCGAAGGAAGCGCTCACTCAAAATGAGTTCTGCGAGGTGATGGAAATCAGCATCAGCAGCTACAAAAAATACGAAGCAGGCATCGCTGAAATGGGCGCGCCACCCATTTTCAAGATCGTCAACCACCCGCGTTTCAAGAAGTACACACTTTGGTTAATGACCGGCGACGTAGCGCCAGAATGCGGCCAGATCAGCCCTCTATAACCTCTGACAAGGATTGTCCTGTGAGTCTTTTTTTCGTCCGACTTGTGTGCGGCTTATGTCATTAAAAAAGCTTGAGTCTGGTGAATGGCTCGTGGACTGTCGGCCAGATGGACGAGCTGGTGCGCGTGTTCGGAAAAAATTCAGAACCAAAAACGAAGCGATGGTTTACGAACGTCGCTTGATGGGGGACGGTGCCAAAGGCGAATTTGAGAAGAAGCCAAAACAGGACGAACGTCGGCTTTCAGACCTCGTTTCTCTGTGGTTCAGACTTCACGGCTGCCACCTCAAGAGAGGTGAGAAATGCCTAGCCTTCCTTGAGCGCATGGTAAAAAACTTAGGCGATCCTCGAGCTACCGACTTCACAGCGAGTAGCTTTACCCAATACCGATCAGATCGGCTCGCCGGTAAATGGGGTCGCGTAAAAGTAGACGAGGCTGGTAAACGGAACGGAACCACTACTCCGATCACAGCGAACACGGCAAACCACGAACTGAGCTACTTACGTGCCGTATTCAACGAACTGGAGCGTTTGGGGGAGTGGTCAGGTGAAAACCCGCTGTCCAAGGTCCGGGCCTTGAAGTTCGATCAAAGCGAGATGGCCTATCTGTCTAGCGATCAAATATCGCTGCTGTTGATGCGATTGGACGAAGACGAGTCAGACGTCAGAGCCATCGCACGCGTCTGCCTTTCAACTGGCGCACGGTGGGCAGAAGCGGCAAATCTGGAGCCTGGGCAAGTGAGGGACGGTCGCATTCACTTCACTCGAACAAAGTCAGCCAAAAACCGCACAGTCCCGATATCGCCGGAGCTGGAGAAATTGCTTACAGAAACTATGCCGTTCAAGTCGTCCTACCGGGAAACCTGGTACACCTTTGCTGACGTCGTAAACGAATTAGACCTTGGCTTACCAAAGGGCCAGGTCACGCATGTCCTGCGTCATACCTTCGCCAGTCACTACATGATGAACGGCGGGGACATCCTTACATTACAGCGGGTGCTTGGACATTCAACTCTGGAAATGACTATCCGTTATGCCCATTTCAGCCCCGGCCACCTTGCGGAGGTCGTCAATTTGAACCCTCTCGCTGGCGACCGTGGACACTTTGTGGACATCACGCAAAGAAAAGCTGTACAGATCGCCCCCAAATAAATCAATCAAGCCCTTTAAATTAAGGGGTTTCAGCCTATTAAAAACAAAAGGAACACAAGATGAGCGACCTGATTTCCTACCATCTCGAAGACGGTATCGCGACCCTGACCTTGAGCAATGGCAAGGTCAATGCCATCTCGCCCGACGTGATTGCCGCGTTTAACGCTGCGCTGGATCAGGCAGTGACTGATCGTGC